GGGAGTGATTCTCAGACTTCGTGACCTTGCCGTTGTCGATTTCAAAGTACTGGTTTGGCGTATACACGCAAATCAGGTCGTTCAGGTCATTCTGATAATTGCGGGGAATGTGCAGAACATTGGCAATAGGCTTGTGCCCGATGCCGGAGTTGTAAATCACATACGCCATATCCGGGTCTGGAACGTCCACCAGCAGGGGCGTTTCGTCCGGGTAGTTGCCGTTATACCCCTTGTCAGGAAGAACAATTCGGTATCCCTGCCCGCACTCCAACATCCACTGCCAAAGCCGCCGATCAAGCGCGTCCTTGCCCTCATACTGCAAAGCATTGGACAGGCGAGCGATTTCCTCGCCGTCACCAGTTGCCGTTTCAGAACGCACATAAGAGCAAGGAGTGCCGCTCATGTAACCTGTGTAGAAGCCCACGCACTCGTTGGCATGGTTCTCTACAATGCGATTGGTGATTTCAGCGTGGTACTCCTTCGTGCGGTGGAGGACAGGCTGGCTACCCAAGTAGTAGTTGTGCAGAAAGCGAATCTCGTTCTTGTTCAGCAGATGAATAGGCTCTGCCTTGCCCATGACCACTTTCAGCACGTTTGCCCGATTGATTTCTGTCTCCGGCGTTTCAATCGGTCTACGTCCGGTCAGCGGTTTATTCAAAAAGCCATCAACAACTATCTGATACTCAGCCATGTGTTCCTCCTTTCCGGCAAAATAAAAAGCGCAGCAAGACAAACCTGTTAAGGTCTATCTCACTGCGCTTACAACTGCGCTTCAAAAGCTATTCAGTTTTTAAACTTTGGTACGGAGACCCATGTATCTTTTGGAAGGTTGGAATCTCCAATTGTAATCCAATGGCAAAGAGGACACAGAAGGGAGAACTTGCCTTCTACTTCGCCAAGATAACGTCCGCAATCACACGGATTGCCGTTTGCGTCTTTTCGAGGACGCTTGCATCTGACTTTTGCTACCATCTGTGCTCCTTTCGTTGGATTTCTGGAAACAGGCTGTTGAGCACAGACCTGTCAGAAGCTACTGGGAAACTGTTCGCACTTCCAGCCGTGCTATTCTTCGCCTGAAGAAAACCATTGCAGCCTTTACATTCAGTTGTCGGACAGACGTAAAACGGGTAAGCTGCAATTTTGGTGCTGCATAATGGATTTGAACCAATGTATGTCCGGTTATGAGCCGGATGCTCTAGCCTGACTGAGCTAATGCAACATAGAAACCCGGCTTGATTGATTAACCGCTGCTCTTTGCAATGTCATGCATAACCATTGCATCGAGAGCCGGGAATAGCGGTGGAGGTTTTGGAGAATAAAGCCATGCAAAGCTAGGTAGTTGGTTGTGCTGCGTAACGGAATCGAACCGTTGCTTGCCAGCCGTGGGGGAGACAGACTGGCATTCCCCTTACAATTGGAAACGCAACATATAAAGCCCGGTGAAGGCGAAAGAGTGAGAAAACCTCCACCGGTGAAAGGAGGAATATGCTTGTTGACACGCACGCGGGTAAAATGACAAAACCTCGCGTGCAAGCTATTCCTTTAAAGGAAGCTACAAAACTTCCTGCGTACATTATAAGCCTTGTCAAGTGGTGAAATCAAATAAATAGACCCAGCGAACACAATATATTGTGTTTTTAATCAAAAAGGCCTCTTGACAGGCTCAATTTTACTGATTCCG